AAGCATTTGGATCATGATGATCGCCTGCTGCAATCTCTTCCTTATGATGTTCTGCATACTCTTCGAGTTCATGTAACTCTTCCTTAGCGTGTCTTCTCGCTGCTGGGTTTGCTTGTGGGTCATCGATAATCTTCTTATCGTGTTCCATGTGATCTTCGATTGATTTCATAAGATTAGTTCTTTTTTTACTATTTAAGCGGTAAAGACATCACGAATTAAAGTTAGTTGCGTTTCTGCCGCACCAGCTCCAAGTACATGTCTTAATTCAGATATTAAATATTTTCCACTAGGATCATTAGTTTTTTCATTTCCAGTTGAATTTGTTGAATCTCCTCCATCACCTTTTTTCAAAGGCAGTTTAATATCAATTACGAATCCAGCTCTCAATGTGGTATTCAACGGAATTGCAATACTTAATGATTGAGAAAATAATAAGTTATTTCTAATATAAGATTTATTTTGATAAACGGCAAGCTCACTTAATGGTTGAACATCAGACTTTGCAGCTCCAACTTGTGCAACTCCGAAATCATTAACACGAAGCATTAATCGAGTTGGAAAGTCCTCAATTCCATCTAATAATTTAACTGGTTTCTTTAAATCTAAATCTGTAATTTTAAAATCAACTTCTTGATTTGTTTGATTCTCAATGTCAATGTATATTGTCCGATTAGCATACATTCCCATTCGACAATTCATACCAATGTCATTTGTTTGATTAACTTGGTTTTGTAATATTTTAAAAGGCCCTATATCAAAATCATCTGGTTTGTCAGTATATCTATATTCAATTGGATCTTGTTTTAATAATTTTTCAATTGATTTAAAATGATAACCATCTAAATTTTCATAAAATAAAAATCCAAAATTTGTTGTGGATGATTGTGCCTTTGGACATAACCATTGAATTGTATCGATTGGTCTTTTTAAGTTACCTATGAATGAATAAGAGTTGGTGGCTTGATCTTTTTCTAATTTTTTTTCTGTTTGAATTCCTTTTTTATCTGACACTAATAATTCTTCAACAATATTTGCGACATTACCAGTAAATTTTTTAGTGACTCTTGCAGTTTCATTAACAATTGTTTCAACTGAAACAAACTCTAGAGTTGCATATTGTTTATTTGTTTCAGTCGTCATATTTCTGACTGAATTCAGCATCATCTTATGGTCATCTGTAATTTTAAACTTATCTACATCTCCATCTTTAATTGTCAAATTTATAAATTCTCCACCAGTGATTCCTTTTCGACCCAATACCTGATCGACATCAACAAAAGTAATCGTCATTGAAATTGAGGGACTTTCAATGCTCTCAAAATAATTTATGATCGGATTACCACGAACAATATCATAGTCCTCGTCTAGGGAGGATCCCTCGTTAGGTCGTAGGAGACATTTAGTAATGAGAAACTGTGATTCAGCCATTATTGTATCATCCTAGCAATTTCTGGTGGTAATTTGTTTGTATTTGGATTTGTGGATAGATATTGATTCTTAACAGTTTTAATAAAAGGTATCGTTGGTGAAGTTGGTCTTATGATTGCCTGAGAGGTGTTTGGTGTGTTTGCTGGAGCAATTGCTGAGGTATCAGGTTTTGGTGGTGCTACAGCATTCATGATTGTTGCTGGAACATTTAATTTATCAGTTACAGATGATCCTCTCTTATCAAGATCAAATCGACCACCAGTTATAAAATCACCAGCACCAGCAAGAAATCTTTTAAATCCTTTTGGTTTTTCTGGTGGTGTTGGTTTAAATTTACCGACTTCCATGGCTGGTTTTGGTGTAACTTTACCTTTCTTCTTAGTCCTTACCTCTTTCTCTTCTTGTTTTTTTTCTTGTTTATCCTTTATGTTAGGATCATCTAATTTTAAATCCCCTGCGATTCCGCCTTCACCACCAGCTGAAAGACTTAAGTTAGATCCAGAGGATTTTCCCTCCTCACCAGCTTTGGGAGTGAAAATTGATTTGACTTTTTCACTAATAGATTTTGATAAACTCTCATAATTTTTTGTAACACCCTCTGCAAGTTTGTTAAAAAATCCAAGTTTAACTCCTAAAATTGAAATTCCTCCTAATGCACTAAGACCTAATGCTAGTTTAGTTGCAAAACCACCAATAGCAAATCCAGTTAAATTACCAACCAAATTTCCTATTAATGGAACACCAACTTTTAAAACCATTGGTATAAGAACTGGTGCTAAAAATTTAGCAGCCGCGATTGCTGTTCCACCAACCACAAGAGCTTTTATAAGACCTCCAATAAAATTACCACCAGATGATTTTGTTTCTCCTTTTGGAGCTGGATCCCCTTTGTCTCCTTTTGGGCCTTGTTTTCCAGCAGCAAGAATTTGATCTTTTATATCTTTTTTCTGTTTCGCATCTTCTGCTTCAAATTTTTCATCTTCTTTTTTATCTTTTTCAAGTTTATTCTCTATCACAATATAATTTGCAATATCACGAATTTCAGTTTGCATTGCTTCGATTGTAACCGATAGACTATTAATCAGTGTTTTATTCGCTTGTATCGCACTCGCATTAAGTTCAGAATTTTGCAAGGCCTTACCAGCCATGCCACCAACCTCTTCGGTTCTCTCAAAGAAACTGTTTATGTTTATTTTTTTATTCTCTTCAGCCATACTGTCCAGCACCCTCTGCTTGTTGTCTCTTTAGATTTTCTTTTTCAATATATTCCGTAAGAAGAGCGATATAAATCTCTCTTTCCCAAGGCAACATATTTTCAAGTTCCGTCAAGCTGTATTTATGGTATTGCATGAGAGCAAAATTGATACGGAAATAGGATTCAAGAT